CCAGTTGTAGCGGAAGTCCTTGTTGGGCACGCCGGAGGACGACCCGTCCGGGTTGTTGGCGGGCGAAAGCTGCTCGCCGTTCACCACGAAGTTCAGGACATAGGAGAGCGGACCCAGCGCGGCGATGGTTTCGAAACGCGTGTAATTGCCATCGCCCACCGTGGCGATGGGCTTCGCGTTGATCCAGCCGGTCCCGTAAACCACAGGAATCGGCTGCCCCATGACGGCCGAGGAAAGCGTGTTGGTGATCAGCGTCGAGGACTTGGCCCCGTAGGCGGTGACGAACTGCTGACCCACCGGATCCCAGGTAATGTTGAGTCGGCGCAGCGGGCGGGTGCAGGTGGCGGTGGTGTGCTGGCAGGGCGGCGCGACGTCGGGAGCCCGGTCTTCCCCGCACCAGTAGAACTGCGAGTCCGGGTTGTTGGCGGTGGCGCGCTGCGCGAGCGTCGCCGGGTTCGGCCAGACGCAATAAGCCTGGTGCACGACCGTGGGCAGGACCTTCTTGCCGACCTCCGAGACCGCAGTGACGGAGAGCGTCGTCGCGTTAATGACGGCCTTTTCGCACAGGCCGGCAAAGATGGTCCGCGCGTCGCTCGAAAAGGTATTGGCCCCGACGTCCCACAGCACGAGCGTCAATGTGACCACCGCGCCGCGGAAGCCGATGGTGGTTTCGTTGGCCGTGTAAATGGCCGCGTCGGGATCCTCGATGGCCAGAGTGATCGAGGGAATGAGGGAAATGCCTTGCTGCGACAGCGACTGGATTTCCTGAATGTTGTGGGAAGCGAGCCGGGCTTTGTAGTCGGTGGCCGGCGCGCCAGGCAGGGGAAATCCGCCCTCCACCGCATTCAGCGGGTGGGTGCTCAAATGGAGCTTCGAGCCGTCGCAGAACAGGAAAACCGCGAGCAGAATCGGCTGATAGGTGGAGGACTGCTCCTTGGCAGCGTTGATCGTCGTCAGGGCTACTGGCATCAGCGGTTCTCCACGAGCGTGAAGGCGGAACGGTAGACGTTCGAGGCGAGCTTTTCGACCGGCAATTCATCCATCGCGAAGTAGATGTGCGTGTACACCGTCGCCGTGTCGGGGTCCGTGAAATTGAAGGGCGCCCAGGGCCCGCCGACGGTCGCGAAGAAAGCGACGAGGGAATCCCGCTCCGTCTGGGTCAGCGCGTTCAGCGTGACATCGAAGGCAATCAGCGACGCCGCGTCATAGTCGTACTCATACCGTGGCCCGGTCTCGCGATCGGATACGATGGCGTTCCGGCGCTTGGCGGAGTTGTAGGGAGCCTGAACCAGGCCAGCGGGAAACGAAGGCTGCGCGCCCCCGATAGTAGGGTGGGCAATCGTCGATTCCGGCAGCACCTGGCGTGCTTTGAGGGTCACATTCACGAGACCTCGCTGCTGCTCCTTCGCGGTGAATAGCTTGTCGGTGAATACGCAGTTGTTGTACGTCGCCGCGCCGACCGGCAAACTCCACGTGCCGGCGAGTCCCTGGGCATCCCAGAAGTTGCGCAGCGTGACGACGTCGGCCCAACGCAGCTTTACGTGCGCGATCTCGAAACGCAGAAAGGCCGCAGCCACGCGCCAGCGTTGCACCTGCCCACCGGCAAACTGCTTCACCCGCACGGGCGAGCACACGGATTGTTTCAGGCTGGCGATCAGAGTCGTGCCCGTGGACAGCGTCGGATAAGTGGGCATCAGGATTGAATGGCGGCCAGGATCCCGGCGCGCAGCGGCGGGTACGAGTTCAGGCCCATCCGGATCGCCTCGGAGATGTCGACCGCGCGGTCGGTAATGGATTTCGAGTCGAGCGCGTTGATATTGATCACCACGCGGGGCTGGCCCGCCGAGGAGTAGTTCACATTGCGGCCATACGAGTCGACGGTATACTGCGTCCCGGTGGGCATGTTATAGGCCGCATGGACAGCTTCCTGCGAGAGTTCGTTCGCGCGCCGCTGGTGGGGATCGCCCATCAACGCCGCAACCATGCCCAAGGCAAGACCGACTCCGGCGACGATGGGTGCGGCCGGACCGGTGACGCCGGCCAGAGCCAGCACCCCGCTCGCAGCACCGGCGAGACCACCGAGGCCCTCCATCGCGCCTTGTCCGCCGCCGTGGCTGAAGCCGTTGTAGGCAGCGAAGGCGCCACCGGCGACCGCAGTTCCGCCCGCCACCCACTTGGCCGCACTTCCGCCGGGCGCAAACGAGGTCGGCGTGCCGAGGGCATAGCCCTGCGACGTCTCCTGATACGTTGGGTTGCCGAAGGTCGGATTGCCATAGGCGTCGGTGCCATAAGTGCTGCCGTTGCCTACCCAGGCCGCGCCTTGGTTACTGGTCGACGATGCGCCCGAGGAGAACAACTGCCGGAACGCGCCCACCAGGCCGCCGGTTCCACCGGCGGCGGAACCGGTCCCTGCACCCGCACCAACGATGGTCCGGCCCGTGATCGCGGCCGTCAGCGTGTTCAGTGCCAAGGTGTTGGCATCGAGTGGGACGTTCCTGGGGTCGAGCAGCGTCCCTTTGAGCATGCCTTTGAGGCCCGCAGGCAGAGCGTCTTCGATGGACTTGCCGAGCGTGCCGCCTTCGCCGCCCGCCATTTGGGAGAACTTCCCGCCGACATTCATGGCAATCTGCCGGGCGTTCGAGGTGAGTGTCGAGTTCAGTAGCGCGCGCAGGCCAGCACCACCACCGAGCGCCGCGTCAAACACGCGGCCCACTCCATCCTTGTATTGGTCGAGGTTCTGCTTCTGCAGTTGCGCGTAGGCGACCTCGCGTTCCATGCGGGCATCGTCCATGCTGCGCTGCATTTCGCCTTTGAGTTTCAGCGTGTCGGTCTGCAGTTTCAGCGCCTGCGTTTCGACGGGCTCGAAGCGGATCATCTCTTCCAGCCGGCGGTGCTCGATGTCGTATTTCTTCCCGGCGAGATCGACCTGCGAGGCGTAGTTAAACTCGATACCCGCAGCGGGCGACTGCGCCGTGGCACTGAATAGCTCCGAGGCCAGGCGGGAGTTTCGCTGCGCACCGGCCAGTTCGTTGCCGGACCGGTAGTCGATGCCCTCTTTGCCCAGACCAACGACAGCGGCAGCGCGCCGCTTGGCCTGCTCCTCCAGCGGTTGATAGACATCTTCCCAGTCCTTTTTCGCCGTTTCGATAATAAGGCGGTTCGACTCCATGACCGTCTTCTCCCACTCGGCCGACTGCTTGCCCCGCTCCTCGTGGTCTTCCTGGGTCATGATTTGCCCGAGCGTCGAATAGGCCTTCTTCGACTCGGCGGGCGACAGTTTCAGATCCTTCAACTTCTCGACCCAGCTCTGGGTCTGCTTGAGGAATGGCGATTCCCCGACGCTCGCCGCCTTGTCCATTTCCTGCAGCGCGGCGGCCACCTTTTTCGCGTTTTCCGCCAGGTCATGCAGCGCCTTGACCTTGGCTTCGATCACCTCGACTTCCTTTCGAGCTTCCGCCACCCGCGCGGCCATGGCCTGCGCCGGCTCGACCATCACGCCGTTCTTGTTCTGCTGCAGCCCGCGCGCCTCGCCCTCGACGCTCTCCTGGTTCTTGCGCGCCGCTTCCAGTTGTTTGTTCAAATCGTGCTGGCCCACAGTCCCGCCGCCGAGCGCCTGGTCCAGGATCCGCTTGCCCTCGCCCGACAGCAGTTCCTGCTGCTCGCCCAACTGCTTCCGCAGATTGGCCGTGCGGGCGACCGAAAGCGGGTCGCCGAATCGCTCGTACATCTTGAGCGAGGAGTTGATGCTGTCGATTTTGCTTTGCGGACTCGCGTCGTATTCCTGCCTGCGCCGCGCAACGTCCTTCTCCTGTGGGGTCATGGGACCCATGTCTTCCGACTCGTCCCCGCGCATCCACTTCATCAGCCGGGCGATCTCGACGGTCAGGAGGATCTTCGGCTCGCGGGCAAGCTTCTCCCAGGCTGCCACGATGCCCGCCAGTTCCTTGTGCGCGCCTTCGAGTTGCTGGATCGTCTTCTCGTCGATGCCAAGGTCGAGCGACTTAGCCCGCGCGACATTCTCCGAGAGACCCATCAGGACCGGAATCAGGTCAATCCCGGCGCGGCCGAAGATCTTCACGGCCGCGGCGTTGCGTTCCGCGGCATTGCCCATCCCGGCGAGGCCTTGGGAAATATCGAGAAAGATGTCGTTGGTGGGGCGGAGTTCGCCGGAGGCGTCGCGCGCGGAAACGCCCAGCCTAGCCAGGCCGGTACGTGCCTTCTCGCCATCGGCACTGGAGTCCGCTAGGCCGAGCGACAGCTTGCGCATCGCACCCTCAAGCGTTCCAATGTCGGACCCTGCGAGTTTGGCCGCAAACGTAAACTGGCCCACCTCCTTCGTGCTCAGCCCCATGCGCAGCGAGGTATTCTGGATCGACACCGCCAACTCGCCCATCTCGTGGGCGAACTCATAGGCCACCAGGCCCGCGCCAGCCAGGACACCCGCCGTCGCCGCGAGTTTCGCGCCGAGAGGCCCCAGCTTGTCAAGAACCGTCCCGACGGCCCCGCCAGCAGCCTGGAGCGGGTTTGAGATCGCCTCCTTGATTTTGTCGCTCCACCCGGCAAAACCCTCCGGGAAAGCGGCTGCAGTTTTCCTGTGGTTGTCGAGCTGCGAGGCAAACTCACTCATCCGGTCCTGCAGAGCTTTGATCTGATCTTCGCCTGAAACCTGCGCGTCGATGCCGAGCCGGAAATTGGTAATGGCGCCCATGGGGTTATCTGGTTCCGCAAACACTGTCGACGATCAACGACTGCGACTGGACGATGGCGACGGCGGTGGCCCACCACTGCGGCCACAGCGTGGTGTCTGGGCCGAACAAACAGGCTCCCGCCGCAGCACTGTGCATTTTGTTCTCAAGCAGAATCTGAACCAGCCAGCGTGAGCGCGGAGTGACGTAAGACACGGGGCACTCCTCGCAACTGAGCGTCCCGACGTCCACATTGACGAGCTTCCCTTCGCGCGCCACATCGTAGGAAGGGCGCCACCGGTAGCCCGGCGTCGTCAGCGGTTCGAGTCCCGGCTTTCGGCAGGTCCGGCCGCGCCGGTGCTCTCTTACGCAGTCAACGCAATCGAAGAGGTTTCCGCCTGCCCATCCACCGGCGTTGAAGTGGTAGGCGACTGCAAGTTTTTTTGATCGTCCTCGCTCATGCACGAATGCGCCACGCAGGCGCAAGTGATCTCGTCCACGAAGGAGTCGAGGCCATGGTCGATCAGATCCTCGATCGACTGCGGCTTCCCGCCGTCGGCGGTATACCCTTCGAAGCTGACCAGGCCGGCGCGAACATAGGCGGGGCTCACGACGCCGCGCAGCTCCATTTCCCAGCGCATGTTCAGCCGCCTGTACTCTGCCTCACTGCCGGGATTGATGCGCCAACGGCGGACCTCTTTGCCGTCAACGAGCGAGAGGTCGTCGCCGGTGAGTTGGCTCATCTGCTCCTGAATCTCCGCCATCTTCGTGCGGGCCTCGAGGATCCCGAACTCGAGCTCCAGCGCCTGGCGCCGGTTGAGCACTCGCACGGTGAAGCGCGCGCCCTCGACAGCTTTCGATTCGATTTCGACCTGTGTTTTGAAGTCCATGCTTTCCTCTACGTGATCACGTAAGTCGCTTCGTCGAGGTTGGTGCCGGAGGCCTTGCCCTTGATCTTGATCGACCAGTTCCGCGCGGAAGAGTCCATGCTCTGCCGGTCAAACAGAATGCCCGCGAGCGTAAAGGTGTGAATGTTGCCGACCACGTTGCCGACGGTCATCACGACCGTCTGTACGGTCGCCGTCAGTGCGGCGATGAGGGCCTGGAAGTTGGCCGAGTCGTCGGCGTACAGCGTCAGCTCGATCGGCCAGGAACGCTCGCCCTGCATCACGCCGATGGCGAGGCCCGCGCCGAGCACGTCGGCCTGGAGTTCCCGGTTGAAGTCCACAGCGAGCGATCCGCTGCGCAGCGTGGCGTAGGTGTTGCCGCCGATGGTCACCCCGCCGTTCCAACCGAGCACCGGTGCACCGTTGTAGACAGGAGACGCCGGGCGTACGGGGAACGTCGTCAACCCGCATTTGTTCGCAGTCGGCTCGGAGGCGAAGCGGTGGTTTTCGAGCACGTATTTGCTCGGGCCGCTGAAGCTGATCTTTTGCGCGCTGTTTTCGTTGAACGACAGATTCAGATTCTTCACGACGGAGCCGACCGAGATCTGCTGCAGCGTAGTGGCCGGGTCGCGGTAGTTGAAGATCGTCAAGGACGGCGACGGCGTCGCGGTCAGATTATCTGCCAGGGCGTAGGTGACCGAGGTCGAGGCGACGACGGTGGACGCCTTGCCGAACGAGGCGGCGAGCAGGTCGTCGAGATCCGGCTTCACCCCGGCTGCGCCGTTGCTCGAAAGCTCGGTGGCGAGACTCCACGTGCCGGAGGGGCGCGAGGCCACTTCGACGATGGGCGTGAGGGAGCCCGTCTTGACGTCCCGCTTGACGGTGGTCTGCGAAGCGGTGGTATCGAGCGAGGCAATGCGCACGGCATCCGATCCGAGCACCGTGGCAGCGCCCGCCGTGTTGTTGACGGTGCCAAAGACGGTCTCGGTGGTCGCAAAGGCGATCTGCGATACGGAAGGGGATTGGTTGGCCATCGTTACTCGGTCTCCTGTTCAAAAGTTCTGCCGGCGCGCAGGCGAACGCGTTGTTCCGCGAGCAACGCCCAGGCTTGCGCGCGCTTGGCGGCAAACGTCTCGGAGTTGCCCCACCGCAGCTCGTCGGCGGTGAAGCCGAGGGGCGCGAACAGCTCGTCCGGCAACAGCGCGGCACTATGTTCGTGCGCAATGATCTCCTGGGCCATTGCTGGTTCCAGCTCGATGGCCTGGCCAAAGGTCTTCAGTGCCATGGGTCCGATCTGCAATTCGGAGCCGACAAAACGAAACGTCATAGGATGTGCACCTCAAGCGGGAATTGGATTTGAAGGACCTGCTGATAGCCGTCCGAGACCTGAAACAGCGGCGTGGTGCTGCTTCGCCACACCAGCCCGTAGACGACGCCCGGCAGCCAGAGCGCGGTGGCCAGGTCGGCGTGCAGGACCGTCATGGCGGTGTCTTCAATAGCCGCAATGAGTGATTCGGTATCGCAGCCTTCCATACCCGAATCCGGAGTGTTTCCCGCTAAAGCATCCGCACGCAGTGCGTCGAATCGACGCGCCTGTTGTCGGACATAGAAATCCAGGTGCGTCAAGCACGTACCGGCGAAGCGGTGCCCCATCGAGAGCCCAAGATTCTGTACTTGCGTGGTATATATCACCACGGAAAACGCGTCTGAGATTTCAGCCAAGTCCATATCCGCGAGGCCCGCAAGATAGGACTTGGCGCAGGACCGGGAGTTGTCGTTGAAGTCGATTTCGTTCGGTTGAACCGCCAACTCTGGGTAGCCACCACTGGCGTGCACCAGCGGGAAGATGGCGTTGTAGCCGCTCACCGGATCGGACAGCAGCCGCACCACGGAATCGATGGCCAGCTTGCGTACCGGAAGTCCAGAGGTGAAGCTCACCAGCCGCCTCCAAAGGTGCGCAGTTTCGGGCTTTCGCCCCACGGCGGAATCGCGGCATTCACCTGCGCCGGGATGCCCGCGAAGTTCAGACGAAAGGTCTTAACCCGCTCGTCTACGAGCTTGCGGCCCGCTTCAAACAGTTGCGCCACGTTCCGCGGCGACCAGCCCCACCAGCCCATGCCGCCTTTGCGCCGGATGGCGTACTCGTTCCGCAGTGCCTTCTCCCGTCCAGCCGTTGTCGTGATCGAGATCTGCGCGCGGCGTTCGTCGGCCTGGGTCACATGAATGTCGTCGAGCATATGGCCGGTACCGGACCGTTGGTGGATGACCTTGCTCGGGCCGCCCAGGCTCCGGCGCGTAAAAGTGCGGCTGCCCGGACCGAACAGGTTCCGGTCGCTATTGCCGAGATGGGCGGCCTTCCACTGGGCATAGCCGCCCACGGTTGCCGCCAGCCGCCCAGCGATGCGCTTGCCGGACTTGGTGTAGAACTCGGACGTGCCCGTGCTCAGCGGAGGCATGGGCGAGTCGCCGGAGTCCTTCATGCCGTCAATGCGCTCGCGGAGAATCGAGACGCCATACTGTGCCAGCTGGAACATGCGGAATTTCAGCGGGTCGTCGCTGCCGAGCGGCAGCCGGACCTTCACGCCGTTGTAGCTGATCCGGACGTAGTTCTTGAGGGCCATCAGATCCTCGCGCCCGCGCCTCGCGCCAGGCGGCACTGCAGAGTCGCGTGGCCGTGCTGGTCGGGTGGCGCATTCACCACGTTGTACAGACTCCCGTCGTAAATGAGCTGGTCTTTCTCCAGCGGCCGTTGCGGCAGGTCCGCAATGCGCACCGTCGCTACCAGGTGGATCTTCGGGTCGCCGGTGGACGGGCCCAGTTTGACGAGCGCGTAGACGTCGGTCGAATTCGCATCCTGCAGAAGCGTGACCGGCGTGGCGCCCGGGTGCAGCAACGGGTTCAGCGCGAAGTCGTGCGCCTGCCGAAGGAAGTCGTCTGCGGAAAGCACGTTAAAACTCCGCGAGCATGTTGGTCGCCGTGGTGAGGGTGGCGTAAACGCGCGTCGCGCTGACACTGAGGCGCGTGCCAGCCGGGACCGCCTTGTAGGTGACTTGCGCTACAGACTTCACCAGCATCACCGTCACATCGCCCGCACCGCCGATCCACAGTGAGCGGGTGGCAAACGGGAGATCCGTACCGTCGCTGGGGACCACGACGCTGGCATCCACGGTGGCGGAGAGATCGTTGCTGGGGATGAGATTGGGGAACTTGTAGCCGGGCATGTTGTACCTCGCGACACAGCGGAAAAGAGCGGCTGAAAAGGGGGCGGGGGCCGCCTACGCGGACGGCCCCAGTTGGTGCTTGCGGCGACTGATCTTGCCGTTTAAGTGACGCCGAACAGGCACACGCGCACGGTCGTGTCACCCGTTACCTGCGCCTGCTCGGCGTAGCCGATCTTCTTGTTGCTGGCGACGGTGGAGGTGCCGAGCTTGGCCACGTTGTCCCAGTAGACATAGTCGCCGGCCGCGAACACGCTCGCGTCCTTCGCCAGATCGAAGACGCCGATCCGGTCCACGTTCACCTGCGCGCCGTTCAACGCATCGAAAGCCGCGATGCCAAAGATGTTCGTTACGAGCAAGCCGCCGCCCGACAGCACGTTGTAAGGCGCCAGCAATTCCAGCGTCCGGCCCTTGTGTACGAAATTCTGCATGATACTCTCCCATTGAAATCGATCTCTGAGGGCGGGTCAGACCCCGCCCCATTCGGTCCCGAAGCGATTAAGCTCCGTTGTTGCGCTGCAGGCCGCGGAAGTCGATCGCCGCGGCGGCGAAGTCCAGACGGGCCTTGATCTCGAAGCCGTCCACATCGAAGCCCTGGCGGGTTTCGATATAGATCCCGTCCTGCCCTTCGAGGAAGCAGAACTCGATGGTGTCGACCAGCCCGGGCGTGGTGGCCAGGTACCAAGCCGTGGCGCCGTAGGTGGGGAGCGCGTCCAGACGCGGCTCGACAATCGGCGTGAGCGAGCGGATCCACTCGGGGATGATCGCACCCGGCGTGGTGGTGCCGATGAGGTTCAGCGGGCTCAGCAGCTGCAGCCCGGCCGTTTCGAGCGCGGTGGGCAGGATCAGGTAGGAGGCCGTCAGGTTGAGGATGGTCCCCTTGGGTCCGACCTGCTTGCGCATGGCCGCGCGGGCGGCAGCGAGACCAGTGACCGCCAGAGCTGAACCGGCGCCGGTGTTGAGGTTCTTGTGGCCGGCCACGAACAGCGCGGCGTTATCTTCGCCCATCACCTGGTTGTTCAGAATGACGTTCCAGACGGTGTTCGATTCAAGCGTGGCGCCCGCGACGCCCAACATGAACGGGATGCGGCTGAACGCGTCGAGATCGTCGTTGATAATGGTCTTGCGCGTAATCGCCACAACTTCGCCGAAGGTGGCGAGCGAATAGGTCTGCTTGCTGTCGGTCGGCGCAGTGCGGTGATACTCGCCCTGCTCGTTCAGCGGCTGCAGCGCGGGCAGATCGCTCAGTTGCATTCGGTTGATCGGCTTGAAATCCTTCGCCGAGACCTGGCGGCAGAACGCGGCGAAAGTCCGGGGTGCCGCCTGGTAACCCTGGCGCAGGGTCTTATTGGCGACATTGGCCAGGATGTTCGGGAAGTCCGAAGTGCTCAGTGCGGCCAGAGCGACTTCGTCGCGCGTCCGGCCGGTTCGGGTGTCGCCCTTGGCCGCCAGGCAGACACGCGCGAGTTCCACGAGATTGAGTCCCATGTACTCGCGACCCGCCCCATCCACGAGCGGATTCTCCTTGGGCTGAAAGCGGTGCAACAGCGCCGCCGCCATGTTCTGCCGCATCACGTCCCCGCTGTCGCGGGTCACGCCCGGGTTGTGAGCGTGGGTGGGCGGTTGAGCGGCGTCGCGCGCCGCCATCTCCTCGAAGATCCTGGTGCGCGCGTCCGCCAGGGTCACGTTGCCGTCGATGAGCCCGGCGGTGAACTGGTCACTCATGCGCCCGGTGGCTGCGACCTTGCGGATTTCCGCCGCGCGGAAGCGTTCGGCGGCCGCCCCTTCAGCGCGCAGCACATCCGGGGGAACCGGCGGTGCCACGAGGCCCACGACGGCGGCCAGCGCAACCGGGATCTCCGGAGGCGCGGTGGGCGCGGGTAGTTCATCAGTGCGGGCACCAGCGCCCGCCTGGAGATTCGTCTCATCCATCTTTGCTTTCTCCTGTGGGCTCGTTGCCCGTGCCGCAGCTGCCGGTGGACCCGGAGCCGCGCCAACTTCTTTCGCACTCATCAGCACGGCGCCCGGATCGGCCGGCACCGGCGTAAGCGAGATCTCGTAGGGTTCCCAATCGATGGCCGTAAACTGCTTGCGATCCTGGCCCTTGGGCGTGGTCTCGTTCTTGGTGTAAATCCACACGCCCATCGAGACGTTCCGGATGATGCCCGCCTGGACGTCGGTACGTAGTGCGGCCAGATCCTCGCGCGGGCTGAACTGCAGCGTGGCGCGCGCGGTGCCCTGTTCGACCCAGGCGCGCTGCACCACGCCCAACTGGTCTCTGACGGACCCATAGGAGTTGTGGTTATCGCAAACAGGCGCGCCGTTGTTGAGCCGGTCCAATCGCACCGCCGCAGAGTCCATGCTGAGCACCAGATCGTACGGCTCGCCCGTGTACCAATCGACACGCGGGACCGTCGCGCCGCTGTAGAAGACGCAGTCGATGGTCGAGTCCTCGTCGTTCCAGGTGTTGGGCGCAAGCGAGGCGGCAATGGAGGCAGCGAAGGTTTCCGCCTGCGGGGCTTGCGGAGCCAGCGGAACCTGCCCGACCCCGGTGATTGACAGCGTGTCTTCTTCCATGGTCATTCCTTCTTGCGCGGGGGCTTGGCTTGCGGCGATTTGCCTTGCGGGGGCACCTGCGGCTGCGCCGGCGCAACGGCGACGTTCAGCGCGCCCTTGTCGTTGGTGCGCCTTGGATCGCCGTCGAGAATCACGTCCGCATCGTCGAACTTCTTGTTCCAGGCGATGATTTCGTTCAACTGGCTATCCGGATCCTGGCCGTGGCTCGCCACCATCTCAGGCCAAGTCAGCCCGCCAATCCGGACGGCGACCTTGTCGGCCATCGCATCCTTCAGCGGATCGACCGATTCGAACTTCGGCGCGGTAAAGCGCACGCCATAATTCAGTTCCGGAATCACCCCGGCGATGTAGGCGACCTGGATGAACCGCTTGTACATCGGCAGGATCAGCTGCGGGACGAGACAAAGCCAGCGG